TAAATCGTATTCATAGCAAAATGTTCTTGCCGCTAGGTACTGCCTTTCCCTGTCCTTATCGCTTTCAAACTTAGGCATTTGCAACCTCTTCCATTTCCTTCTCCATCTGCTCCATCCTCCTTTTTATTTGTAGCTGCTGTTTTTGAAGTTCATCAAACTCCATCTCCCAACGCTTTAAGACAACATCTGAGTTTCCTAAAAACATCTCTACAACTCTTTGATAATCATCTAAATACTCCTTGTAAAAATTAGGCATATCTAATGCGTTGTTGTGTTGTTTCTGATAGTGATAAAAGCTACTTCTATCTCTATCCATATAGTTTGACATTTTACCAATAGGTATGTCTAACTCATTCATCAAAACATTAGCGTACAAAATTCTAGCTCTAACATACTCTGCTTCTCTAGTTTTTTTATCTACCGCATTTTTAGGTACATTTAACTGAACACCTATTATTGTTTTTAGTTTTAGCAATTCTTTATCCATAGTATTTTATTATTTCACAATTAAATCTTTCTATTAGCAGCCTAACATTAAAAGGGTAGGTCTTCATCCTCAATATTTGCTGCAACAGGCTTGTTTTCTGAACTTGAAACGCCTGTGTTAATCTTCCAAGCAACAATATTGTTATAGTAGTTTCCTTCCCAAAGCCTACCGTTAATGTTTATGGAGCAAGTAATGCTATCACCAACATTTATGCTGTCTAGCTTTGTAATATTGTCCTTATGAGCCTCTACCTTAATCGCTTGAGGATAGTCTCCTCCTGTGTTAATTACAAACTCTCTTTTCTTAAATCCGCTTGCAAATTCTTTTGTCTCGTACTTTGCTTCTAGTGTTCCTGATAATTCCATTTTAATAATTATTTATTGTTAATATCACTTCTGTTTGCCATCTTGAAAAGCTCGTCTGTGCTTACATATTTACCTACGCTTTCATCGTCAGTTAGGCAATATATCTGCTTTACTCTTAACAAACTAGGGTTTGCTAAATACTTATCAATAGTGCTTCCTTTAGTTCCTGTAATCTCACCAAATCTTTTTTTGGTTACTCCCAATGTTCTCATTAGGGTTTCAAATTCATTTCTTGCTTTCTTTGCCATCTTTTTTATTTTACGATTTCTAATTTAATTTCAAACTCTTTTTCGTATAGCTCTTGGATTTTACTGTTAGGTAAAGCCATATATGTATCAACAAAAGTTTTGTTTATACCCATACTGTCTTGAACTCTTTTACTATTAGGGTTTAATCCTTGCTCTTTAATCTTTTTAAGCTGCGCTCTAGTTATTGCAACTATTGCTCCTGTCTTTGTAAGTGCGTGTTTTTTTATTGCCATATCTGTTAACTTTGTAATATATAATCCCATTCAGAAGCATACCTATATTCATAGGAATTGTGGTCTATGTATTTAGCTATCATATCATCTTTAGCTCTTTGTCTAGCACAAGAAATATATTTATTTTCTCCTAAAATTAAATTTAGTTGCTCTCTATTTTCCTCTATAGTATTTGATATTTTCATACCACGAAAGTTAGTACGGTCATTCTTTTTAAGCATATTAAGTATATTTAATAGGTGTTTATCACCTAAATATTCTACTGCTATCTTTTGACCTGTTTTTGTTGTCCAATAATTCATATCTTTTTATTTAAACATTCTTTTAAATTGTTCTCTAGGGTCTGTTGGTATCTCGTCTTGCTTCATTTTAAATATAAGCTCTGATGCTTGTACCTCTGACATCTCTAGTAATCCTGTTTCTATTTCCCTTATCTTTTCTTGCGGATAGGGACACCTACTTAGCAACCCCTCTATTATAGCAATCTGCGTTAAGCTAATTGGCTCATCACTAAGTAGGTCGTCTATCCAATTCATTATTCGTCAGATAACATTTCGTCTTGACCAAACACCCCTTGCTCATAAAAACCTGTAAGCATCAATACTGCTCTTGACTTAGCCCTCTTCTCTGCCATAGCAACAGGAAACTTACCTGCAAGACCCATAGTGTTTTCTTTAGATGACTCTCCAAAAGACTCCACTCTAGCTTGACCAATATCTTTACCTTTAGTCATAAGTGCTACGCATCTTAAAACAACCCAATCTTTTTCCATTACAATAGGCTCATACTCTAGCTGTATGTTGCGGTTGCTAATAATCTTATCAATACCTGACCTTGTGATAATAACAAAACCACGCTTGTCTTTATACACATCCTCCTGAACAAGACCATTTGCCTTGAATAATCTTCCTAGTGCTTCTTTTCTAGTTTCTTTTTTAATCTCTGACATAATAATTATTTTAATAAGGTTATTGCTAATGAAATATATCTTAGCTTATTTGAATAATACTCGTGTAATTCTGCGCACTTATTATCAAGCTCTGCGCTTTCATTAAGGTTAATTCTTTCAACCTCTTTGTTTCTGTGTAGCTCTGCTTTGATGTTGCAGCTTTCGACTTCTTTTCGGATAAGTTCCGACATTGATTCTTTGTTCATACGATTGTTAATAGGTTAATAACAGCCGCAAACATACTATAAATAAATTAAATACGCAAGTGTTTTTTTGTTTTTATTTAAAAAAACTTTATATATGAACTATTCTACTACCTAAGTCCATCGGTATAAATAGTGCTGTTTTTCCCTCGTCAAGAACGACTCCACAGCCTAGTGTAGGCTTTTTAGGGAAGTTTTTACCATAAGAAAATGCCATAGCATCTACATCTATGCCGCATCCTACATTCATTCCAAAAATTAAATCATTGCGAGAAGCCATGTAGTTTACTCCTCCAAAAGAATGACAATGACCTATAACTGTTGACTGTCTATTTGCGGTAGCTCTATTGACTGCTGCCCTAGCCCCACTACTTCCCGTACCATGCTCATATAAAACATTGTCTATTTCCCATTGAAGCTCCCACTTCCAACCCTTTGGGGCGTTCCATATCTCTTCATAAGACTTTAAAAATCTTTTAGGTATTCCTGCTGTGGTAGCTTGACGAAAAGGTAAAGCAGAGTGATTACCTACACACACCTTTACATCAGGGAATGTTGCATACCACTTTTCCATAGCTGCTTGAGCTTTCTCTGCCTCGCTCTCTGCATTAGGCATCTCAGCCATCTTCTCATGATATGACAGAGCGGAATTATCTACTTCATCTCCAATATGCACTATATCTGATACGCCAAATCTATTAAAGACTTCATAGCAAAAATCCCTATAACTTGGGTGGCAGAAGGGTTCATGCGTGTCTCCAATTATCCCAACATTACTTGTGTTTCTGTGGTTTTCAACCATCTCAACCTCTTGTGGTGTGAGTCTCAGTCTTTTACCATAAATCTTTTTCATAATCGTTCTGTATTGGATGGGGCAATTTATAATAAAAAACGAGAAATCCAACAGAAATCTCGTTTTTTTGTTAACCTATAAACAATGATAACCCGAACGGGTTTAATACTATGAAGCAGCAAATATATAATTTACAGTTAATCAAATGTCTATTATCTTTTAATCTTTTCAACAGACCTTCCCCCAAAGTATGCACCGAAGCAGGTAATGGCTAAAATTTGCCAAAGGTCAATCCAAGAGTCTGATATACTGATATTTACATATCCAAAATCAACTAATGTAAATACAGTAAGAACAACCATTAGGAACGCTAGTGTAAGAGGTCTAATAGATTTTGTCAACCAATTACCACTCATGTCAGCCTCCCAACGCTTAGTAACTTCCTTTTGAATATTGTAATCGTAATCTAGTATCTTCTTTTCTATTTCGCTTTTTATCAATTCCTTCTCCTCTGCTGAGGTGTGGATTTTATCAATAGCAGTTCCAACGCTTTCAACTAAATCTTTAGCACCACTACTAAATATTTTACCTAAAATACTCATATCCTTATCTTTTACTTTATCTTTTACTTTATCTTTAGCTTTATTATATAGGGTTCATAAACCCTTTAGAAACCCTTAAATTTGTTTATCAAAGTCTTTATATTCAATAGTTACTTTATTGCCTAATTCTAGTTCTTTTGCAATAAGCGGGTAAATTCTTTTGTAAGCGTTTGTTGACTTACCTATAAATCCATCTTTGATAATAATATTGTTTTCTTGCGAGTCAGCAACGAGTAAACAGCCCGAACTATGCTCGTCAGTATTCCCGCAATGCAACAAAATATAATCAAAATTAGGCACATCCATAACTTGCAACATTCCTTTATGAATATTGGAAAAACGCTTGCTGTATTTATTATGAAATCCACCTTCTTTTCTAAATTGAATATCGTATATACCCGCAGGTATTCTAGTCTCTCCCTTTACCTTTAAAGCTCTTTGCTCATCTTCTAGTGTGTAGCATAGAAATTGAAGACCAAAGCTTTCAGTTTTTTGAAATAGCAGACCATTTGTTGAATCTTTTTGACTGCTAAATCTTAATACCAATAAATCCATATTAGCTATTCTTCTTAATAAACTCTAAGATAATATCTATCTTGCTTTTGATATGCTGCATATCTTTAGCGTTGTTCTCGTGATATTTTGAAAATTGCGATTTTACCTCGTAAATGCTGAAAATGAAAAATTTGTAAAGAGCGTAACAACTACCTAGTAACAAAACTAATGTAATACCATAGGTTTCTACTAATTTTAATACTTCTTCCATTACAGTTTACAGTATTTACATTTACCAAAACACACCTTCTTAAATGTTACATGGTATAATAATACACACGCTGCTGCTTTTATCTTATCTATCATTGTTGCATTTTTTTATAGTTGCTAATTCTTTTTCTAATTCTACTATACGGTCTTCATTTTCGTTTAGTATTTTTATCTTTTTTTCTAATCTTTTTTCAAGGACTAATATATCTTCATCAAGTTGTGCAATTTGGCTATAAGCTATCCCCATAGTAAATATAATACCTATTATCCAAATTATATTTCCTACCGATAAAGTTAAATCTTTTTGTATCATTTGCCCTGACCTCGATACTTCTTTTTATAACCCTTTTGACCCTTAGAAGAGTTTTTAGAGTGAACGCCTTTACGCTTTACTTTTGGTTTAGCTACAAAACTACTTATTGCTTTTCTTGCCATTTTTGTAGTCAATAAATCGCTGAGTAGTATATATAATAGAGATACACAACAATACTATCTGTAATATCTGCTCTACCTCTGTAAGTGATATAAATAGTGTTACACTATTCAATCCTAATACATCTGAGTTTTGTGCTAATAACTGTTTCATTAGTAATCGTAATCTAATATAATTTCTAAAGTTGAGTTCCAATAAATATTTTTAGAACCTGCTGTTTGTTTTCTTACTAGGCAGATAAGAACATCGTTTGCAGCAAATGTTAAAGTACCGCTTACGCTCATATCAACAATCTCTACAAAAGCACTTCCGCTAGCGTTATTTGTGCAATGACAGGTTGTGCCTAGTTGAGTAAGGTCTGCATTAGTTCCTGTTGCGTCTGTAATGGAAAGCTTGTAAAGCTCTAAATCCCAATCAGCACTAGCAGTTCCACCATGCATTATCTTCCAAGACACTATTGAACCTGATGTTGGACAAACGAACTCAGAATACATGTGCGCCCATTTTCTTCCTGAGTTTATAGTTCCGTTAGTGGCATCTTGAGGGTCAACATTTTGATTGAAGTTGTGAAAGTCAGCAGAGAATTGCTTTGCATAGTAATCACCAACAGACCCGCTAGAGCTATGATAGCCACCTATCGTTATACATTTTATGCTAGTTCTGCTACTCCATGTTAAAGCACCGCTACTATTTTTTGACAAAACAGTATTGTTACTTGCTGTGCTAAATCCCTTTGGGTTATGCAGTTGCGATTCCTCTAAACTACTATGTTCGTTACTTGCCATATTATGCGCTTGCTACTAAAATTTCTACATCTACATCGTTGCCCGCAGGATTTACCTGTATGCTTGCTATATCCGCCATAGTTCCAAAACTAGGAGATGTGTCAGCCTCAGCCAACATTAAGTCATCAGGTGCGCCTAAAATATGCGTCTCTCCTGCATTTAGTCTTACTTGATATAAGGTTGCCGCCCCAACGATAGCCAACTCAACAGAGTTAGTGTCATCAAGATTTGTTACTCTTATATATTTTGCGTCCTCTGTGTCGATAGCGTTGTCAGCAGCAAAAGCGTTACCATTAAATGTTGCAACAGTAGTTGTTTGACTAGCCGCACACTTAACTATTCTTTTAAAAGCCTCGTTAATATTTTCTATCTCTAAAGTTTTAGTACCGCCAAACTGTGTCCCTCCTAGCGTAAGGCTCTCGGTTATTGTTAAAGTAAGCGTTGCGTTTGTTATTGTTGAAGCCATTATTTATCTTTTTTAATTATTTTTATTTTTGTTACTAATTCATCTTTCATTATATTAAGAAAGTTAATTAGTTCTTTTTCATTTACTTCACTTTTATAGCCTCCGCCTCCATGTCTTTTACCACACATCCAAGAGCCATCAGGCATTTGATGCTCCCAACCATCAGGGCAGTTAGGATTTTTTCTAGCGTTTTCTGTTTCTTTCATCGCCTTCTTCATTGGATGATTTTCAGGAAGTAAATCAGTATCATGAGTGCCTCCTTGAAAACGACCCTTTTTCATCACAAAAAGGAAAGAGTTTACCCTTGCGTACGCCCACTGCTCTTCAGACTTGACATTCGGTCTAACCGATTTTCTATTTGTGCGGTAAGCACCGATGCCTCTGTCAAATACTTTTTCCAACTTCGCATAGGTTACTCTTAGATTCCAATCTTTCTTCATATCCTTCACCTCTTCATTATGAGATTCAACCTTAGCCTCTAATCCTTTCTTAACTGTTGGACTAACATTCATAGGGTCGTCTTTTTTCTTAGCATCATACACAAACTTAATTACTATTGGCTCTCCCATTTCATCAGTTGTCATTTCAAGCTCACCTTTTTCGTGTAGCTCTTTCATCATTTCTTGACTAAACTCTATGTGTAAGTCGTGGTCTATATTGTTTTCCATATTATCTTTTCTACCCTCTAGTTTTTTTGTTAGCTCTAATATAACATCTTTCATGCCTTGAACGCCAAGATTTCCAATAACACCCCACTTGATTTGCGCTACTACACCTGCTACATTTGATAAGTTTGGCTGTGCATCTCCCTTGAACTTTTGACCATCTCTAAAATGACGCTTTGCCCAACTCTCTCTTTCTTTTATCCAAGCTCTAATAGACTCTGTATCTTCTCCCTTCCTAGCTCTACCCCAAAGCATAAAAGCCTCGTTACCACGAATGTTACCTCCTGCCTTCCATATCTTTGGCTGTTGCTCTTTTAAGTTCTTAGCAAACTCATAAGGAAACTGCTTCTCTTCGCTGTTGCGTAAAGAAATCTTTTTGTCATCGCCTTTCTTTGGAAAATTTGTAGCCATTAGTAAAAAATTATTCCGTTCATTTTTGTTGCTTGGTCTGTGTCGGGCATTGAGCTATCTCCATCATGTCCGAACAAAGGATATAATCCCGTTTGGTCTTCGTGCTGTATGTAAGCAACCATATCATCAAGAAGAACTTGTGCTTTTCTAAATGTATCTTGCTTCATCTGATTAAACTGCTCATTATTTACAGGTGTGCTAAAGTCAGAAACATTAACCACCAATCCTGCTGATGTAGTGTTGTATTGAATCTCATTCATAACCTCAAACCTAACATACCAACACAAAGCAGGCTTTATAAAGTCTGTTAGTAAAGTATTGTTTGCTGTTGTTAGTGTAGAGTTGTGATTCTGAGTTTTTATCTCCTCATACATATCCAAGCCAAGCTCAGGTTTTAGATGAGCCAACTCAGCAATATCAATGATGCTGTCAGAAATTAAAGCAAGGTCGGTAGCTTGATTTGTAAAAGCTTGAGCAACAACCTCTGAAGCTGTTACTAGATTGTTTAAATTTCTTACATTCGCCATCCTAGTTTGTTTTTATTGTTTCTTCTTTTTCAACTCTAATTAGCTGTCTATCAGCTAGTAACATATTACCATCACTTAGCGCACCAAAGTCTTTATGAAGCATTGCTCTCTGCTCATTTATAGTAAGAACTTGTTTTGGGTCTATATCAGAAAGGAAAGAAATAGGCGGCTCGTAAATTACTTTTAAGTCTTCTGTGTCAATTCCTAGCTCTTTATTTATAACCTTTTTGATTGGGTCTAATAATATGTTTGTAGTGTCTTTAATAACTGTTGACATAGCCAACTCATAAGCTATTCTAATCTCACTACCTGTGTTGTTCATCTTCCCTGATGAAACGATACCACTCAAGGCAGGTTGCCATCTGTGAGCAGTAATAATGTTTTGGTCTGTTAATTTCTGTAAATCTAAGAAATCACCGTCTTCCTTGTTGTTAAGAATCTGAACATCAGTACCACGACTTTCTTCTCCATTCTTTACAAGGAATAATATTTTTGAGTTGTTACCGCTGCCTGTAAGTGTATCTTTAGCAGTTTCAACGAACTTTTCAGCCTCAGCTTCACCAAAGTCTCCGTTTACAGTTACTATTGCTGAAGGGCTAAATCCATTTTTAAAAGCTGTGTGATTAAATTTACCTATCTCATAATCAATAGCTATATGCTCTAAAGCAGCTACATAGTCAGGTAAACCATAAAAGCTAAATGTGCTTTCGTAATCTTTGTAGTGTATAATGAAGCTGCTGTTAGATACGCTAGGATATATAGGGATAACCTGCTTCTTTTCAGGTGATTTTCTATAATTATCCCAATCAGGGTGAAAACAAACGCTTTTTCTGTTTTTACTTACCCTAGCTGTTGCAGCGTCTTTGTGATAAAAGTTAATACCACCCTCATACATAACGCCTTCTAAGTAAGCGTTACCATAAGTAAAGTAATCGTCTGCTAATTTTTTGAATACATCTTTTAAAGATTCACCGCTAACATTTACATCAGCAATAAAATCTTTTAACGACTCGTTTTCTGTCTTAAATCCACTACCTGTTGTAAAGGTAGTCTTCTGTGCTAAAACAGAACGATGTGTAGATGAATGTCTTTTAAGGTCAGCTAGATACTGAGGAAAAAGATTGTCTTTCCCAAAAGGGATATACTCTTCTCTTACCCTGTCTATTTGCTTTACCTCTCTTTCAACACTTGGTGTGCTGATGTTTACAAAAGCGTACTTGGTGTTAAAACTACTCTTTGTCTGAGTCTGCTTTAACTGACTTTGCTTTTGCTTTTGTTTTCTTTTGTTTTGCATCTTCTACTTTTATTACAAGGTCGTTATCACCTCTTTCATAAACGGTTTTCATTTGCTCTTGAGTAGCACAAGACCAATCAACAGGTTTTGCGCCTTTAAAGTATGATACACCTTTTTTTAGCCTTGATTTATACATACAAAAATATATTAAAAAAAGTAAAGAAAAGGGGGACTACCCCTAATCTTTTACCTTTAATTATTATTACGAAATTGTAACTGTTCCTGCTGATGAATCAGGTGTAAATGTTCCTGTAAATGCTCTAGGAAGTTCTCCTGATTGACAAGTGATAGTTACGGTTACTCCATTCTCATCACCCAAAGCTGCTCCTGTTCCGCCTTCAATAGATGAAATAGTTGCAAACATTTGCTGATTTGCTATATCATCCTCTAATGCAAATTCTTTAGAGCATCCTATAACATAAGCAGCTCCATTAAAATCTTGAACAAAGACCATCAATTTTTGATTTCTAGCTGATTCCAAAGCTCTTAGGTGAGCAGAAGAACAGTTAGGAACATAAAAAGAAACAGTATGTTCAAACATAATTGTTCCCCCTTCTTTAGAGCCATTTGTGCTTAAAGAACCTGTACCTTGCTTTAAATCAAAAAGCTTTGCGTCTGACACTCCTCCAACAGCAGAAACAGCATGGTTTCCACTATCATTAAAAGTAACACCTGATGCATCCGAAAAATCAGTAATCGCTATATATCGTAAACCACCTCTTAACTCTAAGTCTGTGTGATTTACTCCTAATGCTTCTATTGCCATTTTATTTTGATTTTATTGTGTTAAAAATTATTAGGGGGAGTATTTCATCCCCCTAAATTAAATTACGCCATGTTATCAGGTGTGTAGTAAACTGCTAGTTTAGCATCTTTTAAAGCACATCCGATAGAGTAAGCTACTCTAAAGCGGTATTCTTTGTTATCATTTGAATACCATTGCTCAACAGAGTTCATATCGAAATCAGTTGCAACAACGAAAGCATCCTTAGTAGTTAACATTGCTCTGTGAGTTTCAGCAGCGTTAGAAGCACCGTTAATGTTAGCAACATTAGCAGCGATAGCTACATCCCAATCTCTACGAACGATGATAGGAATACCTCTGTAAGTTAACTGAGGAACACCGTTTACCATAGCTCCGTAACCCGCAGCAGCAAAGTTAGAAGATTCTAAAGTTGCAGCCATATAGTCATCAGCGATGTCTCCTGAAACAAAATATACATGCTCGCCTGCCTCTAATAATTCAGGAGCAGCAGCATCATATAATCCTTTAAGAACTTCAAGTCCTTTTCCTGAAGCTAAAGCAGCGTCAGAGCCTTGAGAAATAGTATCTCTGTTGATTTTGTTTGCTGTTACAGCGAAAGCTGCATCGAATAAACCATCGAAATCACCAAAAGCACCTGATGCAGTAGTATCAGATAACCAAAGGTGCTTGTTGAAGTCAGACTTAACACCTGCTCCAATCATCTCTAATAAAATGTTTTTTACAACACTTCCTTCAACATTATCAAAGTCGTGTCCACCTTTCATAAGTTGACCTTTGATTTTGTTGTATAAAGAGTTTCCTGCAAAAGCTACTTCTGCTTCTCTACGAACAGGAGTAATTGTTACAGTTTCACCAATCTCTCCTGACTCTCCTGAGAAAGCAGATGAAGAGAAAGCGTTAGTAATTCCACCGATTGCCTTAAATTTGTCAATAACAATAGTTCCTGACACATTAGGCATAATGTCCATGTAGTTCATGTACTCTTGACCCATAAATAAAGGCTCAAGAACATACTTGTTTACATCATATTTGTTTACCGTAGGTAAACTTGCACTTGTATAAGTTGCCATAATTTTTTAATTTATTATTTTAATAATGATTTTGCAAAAACATCCCACTCATTAACTACAACATCAGTCTCGTTAATTGCAGGGTCATTATCTGCTTCTACTTTAGTTTCAGTAGCGTTTAATTTTGCTAATTCAGCCTCCATTTCAGACACCTTGTTTTCTAATTCAGAGATGCAAGTCTCTTTTTCAGAAATGATAGATGCAAGCTCTTCCTTTTCGTTTGATAAGTCTGTAAGTTTATTTACAATCTCCTCGTTGTCAGAAAGAACAACTGATACTTCTTCTTTAGCAGGGGCTTCAGCTACTACCTCACCCTTAACAGCGTTAACGATTTCCTCTTTAACACCGTTGAACCAAGATTTTAATTCTTCAGTCATTTTTGTTTTCTTAATATTAGTAATTAATTGTAATCTATTATTAACCTCTTTTCCATCTACATTAGTAAACTTAGAGAAGTCAAAGCTAGCTGCTATCTTAATAGGCTCTGTGATTGTATCAATAAAGCCCATCTCCTTAGCTTCTTGACTTGTCAGCCAAGTTTCTTCATCCATCATGCTAGAAATAGTTTCCTCAGACAACTGAGTCTTGTTAGCGTAGATGTTTATTAGTTCTTGTTTGATTTTATCAAGTAAGTCAGCAGTCTTACGCATATCATCAGCTCCACCCATAGACTTGCCAAACGGATTGTGAATCATAAAAAAGCCATTTTCAGCCATCTCTATATCGTCTCCCGCTAAAGCTATAATACTAGCAATAGAAGCAGAAAGACCCTCAATCTTTACTTTAACATATCCTTGATGTGAACGAAGAACATTGTAAATTGCAAGTCCATCAAAAACGCTTCCCCCAACAGAGTTCATACGAATCGTAATATCTTTGCTACCTACTGACTTTAGGTCGTCAATAAATTGTTTAGCAGATGTTCCGTAGTCTCCTATCTCATCATAGATAGAAATTTCTACAACTTCTGCTTTGTTCTGAAAATCATACCAATTATTCATTATGCAAAAATATACTTATTAAATGCTTTGATTGTGAAAAAGTTGCAACTATTTTCTAATATTGCTATCAAACTTAAAACTTTTCTTCTTTCCGTAAACTATGTTTCTTGCAGTTCTATCGGAAATATCATACTTTATAGACAAATCCATAAATGTATGAGTAGAGTGTCCTTCGTTTTCTTTTAGTATTTTAGAAAAGTCAGAAACCACCATATAGTCTCTTAGTCTTTTTGGCTCAATAAGACCTCTTTCAGCTAGATATATCAAAACATTTTTTATTCCTGCGTCTTCAGAATACTTAGCCTTTAAATCGCTGTAAAGCTTGTCTATAAACTCGTTAACGATTTCTAGCTTATTTTGTTTTATCATACGACAATATATGAAAATGTTGCAAAAATAATAATTTACTTACTAACAGTTTACTAACAATCCAATGTTAAAAAGATGCCTGTGCTTCTAGTGAGCTAACTCTTCCTTGCGTCTTGGTAACATCACTTTCTACCATAACAACTTTTGAGCTTCCTCCTCCGCTTACCATCTGCTGTATGCTTCTCAACTCTCCTCCCATAGCAAACTTCTCTCCTGAGTTTATCAATCCACCATCAGCAAACTTAACACCGTTACCGTTGTATGAATTTATAGCAGATAGTATTGGTCTAAACCTAGCTGTTGAACGCTTGTTAATTATAGCCTCTCCTCCTTCCGCTTCCATAACTCTACCGCCTACTGCAAACTTAACACCTCCGTTGGCGTGTGACGCTCCTTGAAACATTCCACCATTAGTTAATCCACCTTTAGCAAATGTCCCCTGAGTTTCTACTTGAGAGCTTCCTCCGCCACCAACACCGATTAGGTTGTTTATCATAGGTGTTACTATTGACTTCATTCCTAAACCTAATGCTAGTTTTGCAAAGAATGGTATTGTTTTATCCTCAAACATAGAGGCTAAAGCATTAAGTAGTATTTCATTTATCTTAACACTTACAACGCTTGCAAAAGCTTCTTCTACACTTTGTGCGCCCATTATAGCATTTTCAATAAGCTGCTCCCCTTGCTTTCTATTAGCTTCTGTTGTTTTTTCTGTTGCAAGTTTTTTCTTAGCTTCCAAATCAATCATAGCTTTACCTGCTTGGTCATGAGCAATAGACATTTGACCTACTAAATTTCTTTCTGCATCATAAGTAGCTATTTTCATATTGAATATAGCTTCGTTTAATTCAGCCTCAGAGCCTATTCTTCCATCAACATAATCTTTCATCAACTCAGCTTCTTTTTCTTTTATTTCAGCATCTAGTTCCGCCATTCTATCTTTTAGAAGAGCAGCAAACCCCTCTCCGATATTTGCTTTAGGAACACCAAAGTCAATTTTTAGTTTTTCCTCCTCTACACCAAGCTCTTTTAACGCTTTTATCTGCTTTTGTATCGCTAATATTTGTTGATTTGTTTGTATTAGTTCTGCCTTACCATGTTCTGTTAAATGGTCTCCTATATCTACTAATTCTTTCTGTCTTTGTTGTAGTTTTTCAAGCTGCTTACTAAGCTTTGAAGCTGCCTCAGCCTGCTGATTTTTTAATTTCTCCTCTTCATCAGCAGCCTTTTTTTCTTTTTCAAGCTGAGTTTCTATCATTTCAGCCATGCTGTCAAAATTAGCCTGAACTCTTTTTACATTATTTTCTGCTTTTTCTAAATCTGTTTTTTGAAGACCCAACACTTGCAACGGATTCCGAGTCTCATCCTCTAATTCGGCAATTCTTTTTTTGTAATGCTCTAACATTGCTAAATTATCTTCTTGGATTTGTTTCAACTCGTCAGAAAGAAGTTTTAGCTTTTTTGGAGCAGCATCAGATTTTTTGTTAGCCTCTTCAAGCTCATCATTTGCCTCTTTGACTCTTTCTGATGCAGACTTAAAATCTTCCATAGCTTTTTGAACACCTGCTTGCTCAGGACTAGACAAGGCATCTGCCCAAAGATTTAAAGTGTTAGCTGTAAGATTTACAAATTGCTGAAGAAGTCCATTTCCTTCCTGCATAACAAGAATAAAACCCTCATAAGCTGCCTGAAGTTGTAGTAAAGCACCTCCAAGAGTATTTTCCATAACTCCTGCCATCTCCTTTGCTGCATCTTCAGAATTACTCATTATTTTATTAAAGTCAGTAAGAGTGTCTGCTCCTCTAATAAAAGATTCCATTGCCTGAACCTGCCTGTCATCAACAATCTCCATAACACCCGCAACATTTATGCCTTGAGACTCAAGCTCTTTTAAAGCCACAATAAAGTCTTCTCCTGAGTGTACTGTTCTTCCTAGTTTTAGAGCTAGTTCAGATGATGGGTTTTGGAGTTTTAGAAGAATGTTACGCAAAGATGTACCCGCAATAGATGCCTCAATACCCCTATCTGTAAGTAATGCTAATAGACCTGTTGTTTCTTCAAAAGAAAAACCTGCTGTTGCAGCAATAGCAGAAACCTTAGACATAGATGTTTGAAACTTCTCAATATCAAGAGCTGAGTTTGCAAAGGCTGCTGCCATAGCGTTAGCAAATCTTGCTGTTTGGTCTGTGTCCTCCCCAAAACCCCTAATAGTAGCAGCAACAACAGTAGCGGTTCTACCTAAGTCTTCACCCATCGCTGTTGAAAGCATAAGTATAGCTTCTTGTGCTTCTAGTATTTCTTGAGGTCTAAAACCAAGCTTTGATAGATTAAGCTGAAGCTCTCCCACCTGTGATGCGGTAAAGAATGTTGTTCTACCTAATTTTTTTGCTGAAGCCTCTAATCTTTGAAACTCTTTTTCATTTGCGCCACTAATAGCTTTTACCTTAGCCATTTGGAACTCAAAATCTTTGAAAGTTACAATTCCATTTTTAACAGCTTGCCTTAAAGCCCCCATAGCACGCATAAACAGATTACTTGCAATCTGAGCCGCACCGAAGGCGGTAGCCATCTTCATAGTAAAGCTGCTAGCGTCTTTTTTAGCTTTGTTGCTTGACAATATAGCCTTCTGCTCTTCCCTGTAAAGCTTTGTTGTGTTTTTTAGATTTACTTCTTGTTGAGCAAGCTTTCTGCTTAAATCTTGTAAATCCGCCCCCTCTTGTTTTAACTCAGTCCTTGTTTTGCTAATGGCTTTTTTTAGTTCAACCATCTGCTGCTTCATCCCTACAATCTTGTCAGTACCCTGTACTACAACACTAAGAAATACTTGTTCTTTTTTTTGAGCCATTCTATTCTTTGTTTAATTTTTTTATGTCAACCATTATTTCATTGATTGCTGCATTTGTTAAATCTGTAACAATCTTGTCTTTTGCTTTATCTAAAACATTGCCAATGAAGTTTAGCTTTGGAGCATTTCTGTTTTTGTTCGGCAAGCCTTCTTTCATAATTTTCTTACCAACGAAGTAAGCTATTTGCTTTACCTCTCTTTCATCGCTAGCAAATCCTTTGGTTCTTACCCAATCTCTTAAATCTTCTATGTTTGGCATCCTTGACCAATCAGAACCTTTTTTACCATAGTTTATAATATGACCGTAACCATTACCAACAATGTCAAGACCATTACTTGTTACCTTTGCTTTGATAGACCTATTTAAAGAGCCGCTAGCAAAATAGTCTTGCTTATCAAGCTCTTGTCTTAAATCTTTAACAAGGTCGTTGCCAATCTTTTTTAATATTATTTTTAAAGATGCGTTCATTAGTCTAACTGAGCTTTAGATGAGGTTTTGGTAATTGCTTTTTCTAAATAGGGAAGCCTGCTAGTTATGTACCCGTCATATATAGATAAGTTCATTATATGTCCTCCAAAAGTTAAAATACTTGTTCCCACCCTTCCTACTTGGTTAACAACAAAATCATCTGTTGTAACGGTTGCTGTTGCCACCTGAGCTCCATTAACTCTAGCATAAAGAGTAGTGCCATTTCTTTGTATTGTAACTTGATAGTTCTTGTCAAAGTTTATTGCGCCTGTTCCTAATGAAATAGCGTGTGTTTTACCTGAACCCAATCCAAAATGAAGGTTTAAGCTTGAGTCTTCATTAAAGGATAAAAATATATTGGAGTCAGATGAGTTACCTAGCATCCTTACATACTTTATGTTGTTTGGTCTAAAGTATGCTATTATGGTAAAGTCTCCTGAAATAGTCAAAGCACTATTGAAGCTCATATAGCTTCCTGTATCATTAGCTGTTCCTTTAACAAAGAAAGGAGCTACATTGTTGGCAGAACCCCCTTTTCTTCTTCCTAAACGAGGCTTATTAGCTGATGTTGTCTGCTCAAGATACACCGATGTTAAGGTAGAATCCCAAGAACCTATAAGCTCGCTTGAGTGCTGAATATTTAACCTGTAATCAAATATAGCTAAAGGAGATACGCTAGAGACTGTTGTTGTTGTCGTTGTGCCTTGAGGCTTTGTTGTTGTTGTTGTTACAGACTCTTTTATTACAACAGGCTGATGCCCGCCCTTCAAAGACTCTCTTCTTGCAATCTTGTTTCTAGGCATAACCTTTACCTCGTTATAGTAAAGGTCTTCATCTTCTGCAACCTGCTGATACACAACGGGAGTATATACACCGTCAATAACACAGTAAAGAGTGTTGTTAGTAATGCTTTTTTTAGCGTCTCTAATTCTTCTTTGCGCCATAGTTAAATCTGTAATCCATTAGTTCTTAAATCCATTACCTCTCCAAACGATGTTGGTGTGCCTAGCTCAAAATATTCTATAAGCTCTACCTTTGTTGACTCGTTTTTATGTGGCTTAAAATCAGATATTCTATTTATTCTGTAATACACTCCGTCAAGATATATTAGGTCTCTAAAGTCTAATGTTAAAATATCTTGATAGTCTAGGTTTAGATAAATAACTTTTAATCGTGGATTATTTTTAAGCTGATTTACCATTTTGCTATGAAAGTAAAAATACAACCCATTCTGTGTTATAGTATAATTATCTAAGGGCTTGGTGATTTCAAAATGTTTTACTCTGTTATAAGAAAGGTTTGGGTCTAGTTCTATTTCAACCCCACTAGCGTCTTTATGACCAATACCCAATGTTACAAGCCCTAAATCAATGCCTGTTCCTTTGTTTCCGTTTTTTCTGTCAAGATGAAAGAAGTTTCCTCTTGCAAACTCGCCAACTAGCGTGCTTGCAGCATCTAAATCATTATTTGTTGCTTGTGAATAGACCTGACCTGTCCCTGAAAGGTGGCTTCTATATTGTCTTCTGTTTGTATCACCCCCTAAGTTAATTAGCTCGTCATTTGCAGCAAAAGCTTCGTACCCTACTTCAGCAGGTACTAAACATAAAATCCTAGCCCCTATATCAAAATTCTTTTCAGGAAAATCTACATCTCTTTGAACGCCAACAGCAGCATACTCGTCAAGGTATATAGGAAAAGTACACCAAGAGTCATAACTAGGTATTTGTATTGAGTTTGTAACATCTGTATATTCTGCACACTTGTAGTTGAATGAAGGAGAGAAAAACTTGTTTTCTACAAGGTACTCGCCTTTTTGAAAAAGACCGTCTTCATCCACTTCCTCATAAGCACCCCAATCAATATTATGCTTCTTGTTATATTGATTTAAAAGAGCATCATTACTAGCGTCTTTATATTTGAATACAAGATTTGATTTTATCTCGTGCAAAAACTCTTCTGTAATATCTTTAGAGTAATCAATCTTTTCAGACCAATCTAGTGCATTTGTCGTTTTGTTGTAGAAATAGTCATAAGGCTCTATAAACACCTTTTTTGCTATTGGGTCTGTATGAAACTGAAGATTAAACATCTGAGCCAACCCCATAACAAAATCAGACTGCTTACCCTTTGGTAGCATAAACTGAATGTCCGACATATCATCACCTATTCTAAATTCTTCCTCCCCTGATATTGTAAATTGGCTACCCGCCTGATATTGCATCTCAAAACTACCTCCATTTCCCGCAGGGTAATTCTGAAGAACACCTGAAATAACCCCTATGTAATTTTTTGTAGCATTACCATTATCAGTAAATTCTAATGTTGGAGTCCAAAGGTAATCAAACTCACCCTGAACCCCAATTAAATCATCATTATATTGACCTTGATATGTGTCGCCTCCATCTTGCTCCACCTGTAATTCAGCATACCTTACTCTTCTAAATCCTGCATAAGAACTATTTGATATAAAGTTGCTGTTATTCAAATCAGCATTACTTGCCTCAGCAATTATTTTATATATGTCGGTGTTGTCATCTTGCTCTACCCCACTCACAGATGGAACTTCCCATATTTCAGCAACTAATTTATAAAACATATTACCTCCAAAGCTATCATCCTCTCCAAGTATTCTAAAATGCCTTACTCTTGGCTTAAATGTTACTGTAACAGGTGCGCTTGTTAACTTGCGAAGGACTGTGTTTCTTGAGCTTTGACCATGAACAACATTCCCAACCTGTGTTGGCAAGCCTTCCTGACTGCTTGTGTCGTCAATAAAGTCCCCCGTAAAAGCATATCTAGCTCTAGGTGTTTGGTTAATAGATAGTCCTGTTGAAATACCTAAAGATGTCAAGGTATCATTTGACAAAGTACCTTCCCTCATGTTAACATTTATATTGCCTATTGTGCTAGGTACGGGGGTGCTAAGGTGTAAAGCTGCTTCGTCAGCATCCAAAGTTGAGCCATAATAATACGCCCCCGTTAGGTCTTCATTAGTTCTTGTTTCTCTTATTTCTCCATAACCACCATCAATCATACCGCCTTGTCTTTTAAAGAAAAGAGGCATAATAAGAGAGCGGAAATATTCGCTATCACAAAAGGTGCTTTCTACATCATACCCTTGAGCTTGAAATATCTTATCCCAAACATTTTTTATGTAAACGCAAGGTATGAACTCCAAGTCGGTGGCGTGCTTTCTGTCCGAGACACCTTCTCCAATAGAGAGAAGAGGGTAAACAAGTCTGTCGTGATTCTTTTGATAGTGTTGAGCGTCAACAGCGTCAACAAGGTCATCGTTCCCCTGAATGTTGCTAAACACAAATGGCTGCGCCTGAATACCTCCGTTTAACAAAGAGTCTCCGCTAGTGCTGTAATATGTGTCGTATGGCTCACTACTAAACTTTAGGTCTTTAAGGTCTAAGTCCTTTATTCCTGAAGCCCAATCCATATTGTCTCCTAGAAATGTGCAGTCATAGGTTTTTGCTTCTGTGTCTTTAACAACCTTTGTAACCCTTAGCTTACCTGATGTTATAGGAATATTGGAAGCGTATATGGTGCAGGGTATGTTTCCTGTCGAATTAGCCGAACCCCTTACCCAACCTGAGTGCCAAAGATTTCTTAATACGGAGTTGTTGTTTGATGTTGCGGGTATTGAAAATGTTTTACTAAAAGCACCATTTCTAGTTGAGAAATCCCTAACATCAAAGTTTTGAAATGTCAATGATAATGGGAAGTCCTCGTTTGATGTAACATCTAAATCTCCTACTACATCGTCAGCAGTTCCTGAGCTAGTGCCGAAGCCTCTTAATTCTATTCTAATTTCATCCATTAGTTTCTAATACCTCTTTTCTTTCTACTTTCTACATAGTTAACACTTACCGTACTTACCTCTTCGCTATTGAACAGCTCTTGACCGCTATCTTTAATTATAACAGGAACATAGTAGTGTCTGTTTAAAGATGACCAAAGCTTTGCTTGAGTCTTTTCCGCAGGAGTATATTCTGTAACCTTGATGTAATCAACAAAAGCGATACCCTCTTCGTTAGGGTGGTTAAGTATAAACATAGGTGCAAAAAACCTTACATCCTCTGCTGCTCTTGCGTGATTCATGGGGTTGTTTCTAACTCCTCCATAAGTACCACCTTCTCTCACATAACCACTAATATATCCTCTGCGTACTATCCAAGTATCACTATTGCTAAATCCTTCATTTGCAACAGCGATATAGTGTGCCGAGCTAAAGCTTCCGCTAACATTTGCTGCGGTAACTGTATTTGTTGTATCAAAAACACCATTACTAGCTGCTGAATAACCTGTTAGACCAAAGTAAAAATTATTGTCAGCTCCTCCTGATTCTTTGAATCTTACCTCTAATTCATATAACTTGTTAGGGTCGTACTTAAATAGTTTTTTGCTTGAAGCCCAAACTTGGTCGTTACCTGTTTGATTACCTTTTTTATATGATTTAGTGCCTGCTGTATGACCTTCATCGGTAGGGAGTGTAGCGTCTGTTGTAAGGTCTCCTGTACTAGCATCAAGCCAATTATTTGATAATTCTGAAACGGAGCTATAAGAGCTAAAGTCTTCCCTAAAAACCTCCTTAGCTTCCCAACCTCTTTCCGTCCAAACATTAGGGCTAGATATAAGGTCTTCCATCATCTCTCTTTCGTTTTGCGATATTGGTCTGCTTATTGCTGTTCCGTTTCCATAAGCGTCAACATGATGCTTTCTTATAGAAGGATATTGGTCATCTGTAACACCTGATATTCTTTGTATAAAAGAACCGCCATTTTCACTTGCTGTTGTCTGAAAATCATGGTCTCCAATAAACAGGCTAGTGGTTGTATCATTAGCCGATAATTGACCATTGAATTTTGGATATATGCTTTGCTGAAAAGTAGATGAACTTGCCTCTATACCCCTCATTGAAGAGCCATCAAAGGTGTAGCTATCAATACCTCCCAACCTAGACTGCCAATGAAAACGAACTGTGTCTCCGTAGGATTTTCTATTGTGGTCAATGTGGTATGTTATAGTCTCTCCTATTTGCTCAAAAGGACTTGCGTTCCTATGAGTTTTAAAAGTATAATATGATACATTAGAAAAGTCTGTTAAAGGCTGAGAGTCTCTAAATTTTGTTGGAGCTGTGATACCTAGCTCTTTAATATTCCTAGTACCAACGCCTATCTGAAAAACACCATACATAGGGTTTGTGTTTCCTGTGTTGTCTTCATCTCTTCCATAAGAAAATATACCACCATTAGCAGAGTTTGTTCCATCACCATTTGCAGTAGCGTTTAAGTTAATTCCATAATATCCGCTAGTTTGACCATTATCAATAATTGTACCATCAAAACCGTAAAATGTTATTACACCAAAAAGACCATTTGCACCATTTTTTGCCGCAAAAGTAATATACTCGGACTCGTCAACACCTATGACCCTATGTGTTGGTTTTACGGAAAGATACTTCATTTTGCTGTATTTCTTTGCGTTTATATTTGAGTCGTGAGTGTAAAGGTCGTGCATCACATTATGCTGCAACAAATCTTCATAAGCATCACTTTCCTTGTTGATTTGTGTTGAAAGATAACCATTCATCTCCTCTTCGTAGCTGAGTGCTGAGTTTATGACTCTAGGGTATGTAAACTTTCTAAGGTCTTCAGAATTGTCTGTGTTGTTTGCTGATTTAAGACTACCTGTGTTTGTTATATATTCAGGAGCTAAAGAAACTTCATATCTATAAAATAAGTTTGTTGCCACCTGAGAAAGTGTAATGTCTCTCTTAATTTTGTCGTTTGTAACATCGTGAGAGCAAGGTCTAAGATTGTAGCTAAGATAGTTTCGCATAAGGGGAGCTACATCTATTGAAAAATATCTATATGTTCCATCATTAGGTGTAGATGTGTGCGACCACCCATGAACAAAAGGCGTGTATGGAACTCTTACGCTAAATTGTCTGCTAGGAAGGTTTCCTGTACCCCCGTTTTCATAAAGGTCAAGGGTGTCGTTGTATGGCACGAAAGTAACCTTCACACTTACAAAGTCATCAACAGTTTGTGTTTGACCATCTGAAATACCACCCGAAACCCTCAATGTGTATTTAATGGGGCTATACACGCTATTAAAAATATTATTCTCAGGAAAATCTACGAGTTGTGAATTAGCCATTAGTATAATCTATATTTTTGATTTAAGTAGTCAGAAACTTTCGTTATAGCTGAATCGCTTAAATCTGTGTTAAATACAATAATCTCTTGTATTGATGCGTTTAAAAAATCAGAAGAGCTTGTGCTGTCAGTACCAATCAAAGCCTTTGTTGAAGCACCACCAAATGCACTTACCTCTGAATAATCTGTTGCTGTGTCTGTTGCGTCAATGCTTCCATTTACCCAATGCTTACTTGTTGCTGTCTCCAACTCCACAGCTCTAACCTTTAGCTTTACGCTGCTTGAAGATTCGTTTTCATTATCTTCAAGAACATCTCCTGAAGCATCTATTATTCTTGATGAGAACGATTTTGTGGCTGACCTAATACCTATTTCATATCCGCCATTATTGCCTGAGTTATATCCAAAAAGCCTTCCTGCTGTGGAGTTCACATCATTCATTTTTGCAACAAAGAAAATGGTGTTTCTACCATCAAGACCACTACCACCCATTGCAGCTTGAGTACACTCCAAGAAGTCATCAGAGCCATCTAGCTTTATGAACGGGTATCTGTCGTTCGGATATGAGGTGTCAGCCATTTCATACACATATTCAGGCTGTTTTGCTGAAGTGGTTTGAGTAAAGTCATTACCATTACCGCTTTGGTCTATCCACTTGCTAACAACTTCCTTACCTCCAAAATATGTTGTTTTTACTCCAACATCACTTCTAAGCCAAGCAAGAGGGGTGAGGTCTCTAATGAATTGGTCGTCAAAGGAAGCGAAAGCGTGGCTAAATGTGTCAACCGTAAAGTTCATTCTTATCTGAACAAGCTTGTCGTTTTGTTGATTTGTTTCTCTTTCTACCGTTATGGGAGTTGGCACTAGCGTTACTTGCTTATTTAGATAGCTGTCTAAAAATGCTTGTAGCCAATTATAAGCCTCACTTTCTAGTAATGTGTATATGACATCTAAGTTTGTGTTAGTGTCGTTAGCCCCTGTGTTTGTTGTGCTTGTTCTATAAGGTCTTGCAAATATTACCTCAAAATCAAACTCCTCTCTTATGTGTGCGTTTATGGGGTCTTTATCCGTAGCGGGAAGAGTAGAGTTGGGAGGTATTACAAGAAGTAATGGATAGTCAATATTATGATTTTCGTTAATATCGTCTTCATAACCAAAAATGAACTGTCCGCTAGTCCACTTTTGCTCCATCCTATCTCTTATATCTCTTAATTTATTAGATGCCATGTTATGTCTTTATATTCTTTTTTTGCTCCTCATTAACAGCTAGCTCAAAATCTCCTTTAGCTGTTTTCCAAGAAACATAGGTAAATACCTTGTATAGTTTCTCGTCTTTAACACTTTGTATGGGGTCTTTACCGCCTCGTGTAAAAACTCCGTCTAAAGCTATGTCATATAGGGTATTTAGCCACCCGTAAGGCTTCATTATCTTGCTCGCCTTTGCTACTGCAACACTTTTTGTTCCGCCATCTCTGAAAAGGTTTGGATAACGCTTATTGACTTCAGCGTTTGTTTGTTCAAAAAAAAACTGAACTCCCAAACGATATCCATTGTTAGCCTTCTAAATTTAGCCGCTTTTTCATCTAAAAAGTCTAAATCAATCTCTTCATCTACCATTTTGCACATTATTGCCATTTGCTCAGGCAAAACATCAAACCTACCGTTTTTCATCAGCCTTGCTCCTATTTCTAGCTGATTTGCCTCAATGTAGTCACCAAAAGTGCCTGTTCTAATAAAATCATGCGGGAAGTAATAAACATCTCCCTCAAAAGTAAAATGAGTCATTCCTTTAGGCTCATAATCTTTCATAATATTATCTAAAGAGCTAATAACACTTTCTACATCCTCCATTTTTACCTTCTTCACATCCTCTTCGCTCATTCCTGTCATATATGAGAAAAGCTCTTTATACATCTTGGTTTCTTGTGTAAAGAAGAATTTTTCTAGGTTTTTTTCTTTATCGTTTTCTTTCTGCTCCTCTGTCCTTTTGTATTTATTGATAATCCTATAAATTCCTGAATAATAATCAATGGTCATCTCTTCCCATTGGCTAGGTATATTCTTTTCTTCTTCACCTACGGTAATAACTAACATATATTTGATTTTTTAGATTTTCTAATAATTTCTTTATGTAGTTTTTCCATTTCATTGTTTATGCCTTCTCTCTCCCTGTGTTCCTGTAAAACATCAGACAGCCTTCCAATCATATCAAGTGTTGACTCAACTAAATTCCTTGACTCTTCATCAAAGTCAACAACCGTTTCCATTTGGTCATTTTTTATTCCTGCAACAAATCCCAAGCTAGCATATAGCGATAATGTTGGTATCATATACATCCATTCGTCTTCACTTCTATCATTTTTAGTATATTTTTCAAAATCATTAGAATACCTGATTATTGTATCAAGAATGTCTTGAAAGTCTAAAAATTTACCAATAGTGTTATCCTTCTCTGTAATCATAAATATTCTTGCTTGCAAGAACTTTATATGCTCAGATATTAGAACTTTGTGTTGACCATTAAGGGTTGTTACATCTTCCATATTAAGATACGCTCCATTTGCTAGTTAAGTAACTCGCTAGTGTTGAAACTTGAGAGTCAGATAATTTTATGTTGTAAAGTCCTATTTCTCCAATATTACCGTCAAAAGGCGAGCCGCCCGTACCTGCTGTACCTAATCGTTGAAACCTAAAGTTAGTATCTGAATCAGTAGCATCGCTAGTGCTTGTAGCCATTAATCCGCCTGTATGGTTGAAAAATCTTATATTTTCGCTAGCGTCTCTTGTTATGATAAGTATCTCAGGAGTGCTTGCTCTATAAGTGTAATTTATGTCTCCATCTGTGCCTGCGCTTTGCGTCCCGTCTATTTTAGTTGTAATAGAGCTGTTACTGCTACCTGCGGTATTACCCACAAATTTTGTTTGTATAGCTACACCGTTAGCTCCCGCTAGCTGTATAAAGTTTAGGTTGTTACCTACATCCCCCGCAAAAAAAGCATCAGCCCCTGCCTGACCTGTTTCAAAAACACAGAAAAAGGTAAATGTTTGGTCTGTTGTTACATAAGCAGAGCCGCTATCTAGCTTATCGTTTGAGTTATCAAAAGATGCAGAGTTTGCAGCCATAGCAGAAGTATCAATAGTAGGTTGAAGACTGCCTGTGCTTTGCGATAGGTTATATGCGCTTCCGCCCGCCCCTTCATTTGCAAAAGAAGAAATAGCGTCTCCATCGCTTCCTGTAAGCTTGCTAAAATCATAATGTAAGTCTAAGTTCCCAAAGTCAGCAGGCACAAAGCCCGTATCTCTAACTCTAGGACTGCCTAGACCGATTTTAAGTCCTAAACTAAGCATATTATCTTGAATATCCTATTACTACTCCACTCGTAAGCGTTACCGCAGAAATATTAAGCATAAGTGTTGTTCCCGCAGGGAGCGTTGTTTGTAACCCTGCTGCGTTTGTAACTTCTGAGCTACAAGTAATGCTAGCTATAACTGTTTCTGTAACACAATAAAGACAGTAAAAATCTTTTCCTGTGTGAGCAGCAGTATTGCTAATTACCTGAACATCTTGGGTTTCACCCAACATTCTCATCAACGCAATATTGTCATCTAAAAATTCGTAAGCCATTTTTGTTAAATTATGTTAGTATCTGCAAAAATCACAATAATAAACCCTTTATTAGTGCAATTTGTGTGTATTTTTCAATTTTATAACCTTTTTATCCAAAATATAATACTTTTGAGGTTGAAAAGTGTTTGTTTAGTGCCATAACAAGGCAATCGACCATATCATCGTGCTTTGCGGCAGGAAACTGCTGACATTGCAGTAAAAACTCATCGTTCCAAGCTCCTTTTAGCAAAGACACCCTTCCGCTCTCTATTGTTGCGCTAATATCTTGCACTCTCGCCACTTTATCTTTTGTTGGTGGCTTATCTTCCTTAACATTCAGTCCTGTCTCTCTAATTAGCGTCTGAACAATGGATTTTCCACTAGCTTTTGGCTCTACATATATTTTTGACCTACTTGTGTAGCCATTTTTGTTGACGAATAAATTTATGTGTTTCACCAAATCAGGAAATTCTAGTCTTACATTCTGCACTTCTACTATTTGCCACTTGTTTTCGTGGAATTTGTATGCCATAAGTGCTGAAGGGTCGTTCTTTTGACTTGCGGTATATGCAGGGTCAATAACAAAATGCACATCTCCATCTATTTTTTCTTTATCTATGTTAAACCAATTTTTCTGTATCATACCACTATCGGCAGGTGTTGGTCTTTGTTGTAGCTGTCCTGCGTATCCATAAGAGCCTAGTGCCGACTTATAGTCATCTAATATCTCTCTACCGAACCTTTCTTTCCAAAAAAGCCCTTCTTCGTAGAATTTTTCTAGGTGTTTTGGCTTTAGGTCGTCAGACAATTCAGCAGGTATGCAGATATGTTTATGTTTATCGGGTGAGTTGTATAGCAGGTAACCGCTAAGGTCGTCTTCGTGGACTCTTTGCATAATTATTATCCTCACCCCTGTCATTGGGTTGTTAAGTCTTGAATATAGTGTTGACTTATACCATTCGTTAGCATTATCTCTTTCTGTCTCCGATGCAGCGTTTTTTGGTGATGTAGGGTCATCCACTAAAATTATATCCCCTCCCTGACCTGTAACAGAGCCTCCTACTGATGTTGCTCTACGCACACCTAAAAAGGTATTCTCGTATCGTGCTTTTAGGTTTTGGTCTTTTTTGATTTGGTATGTATCGCCCCAATGTGATTGATACCATTCGCTTTGAATAATATCTCTACTTCTTGTTGCGTGTTCTATACTAATCTCTGCTGAGTAGGATGCTGTGATAAATCGCATCTTTGGATATACAGCCCAACACCAAGCGGGGAACATTACTGTTACAAGCAGCGACTTTGTGCTACGGAAGGGGATATTTATTATTATGTCTTTATCTTTCTTTTTGCCTTCCTTTATTCTTTCTGCTTCCGCCTGAAGAATATCGCAAAGGTATTTATGGTGAAAGTTTGTTGATAGGGGTACTGCGGGTTCTGCTATATCCCATGCTCTGACAAAGAACTCATAAAATGACTTCTCGCAGATAGCTTTCTCCATTGCCTGCAATAGTTGCTCTTTGGCTTCTCTATTCATTTACCTCTATGTAGTCTGTATCTTCAGCATCATTTTGCAGAGCTTCCATTTTTTCTTTTAGCTCATCTATGCTGATATTGTCGTCTAGGCTAATTTCTATTTTCTTTAAGGTATTGCCTTTTATTTCCGTTGCCTGTAATTTAGGTATTGCGTAGTTAAGAAGTTTAGCTACCGCATTGATATACGCTTCAGGATTTTTCTCAAATAATTTTTCTAGTGCTACTCTAATATTCACCTCCTGCCCTGCTAACGCCATAGAAAGAACTTCACGAGAGAACTTCGTTACTTGGTGTTTGCCACCTTTTTTATTAGCCCCATAGGTATTACCCTTTTCAAATAATCTTCCTCTTACTTTTGGTTTGTTCTCTTCCATATAAAATTGAACTCTATATATATTCTGCATATATAATAATAAAATTGAATAAAACAAGGAAAATATTAACTAATATCTATATCCATAGCTTTATCTTTATCTTATACCCTATACTATACCCTTTGGCAAGGGTTCAACTAATTATTACACTACTTTTGCACAACTTTCTATTTTTTAAAGACTAACTTCGTATCTCTTATCTATATGTTTTTTTCTTAAACAATATTTAAAATAAATAACCTATAAAATTGGATTTGAAATTAGTGTGGTTGTGTGGATGTGGTTGGGAGTACATATCAAAATAATTGACGGAAATAAAAAAAGCGCAATTTTGAACGATCAAATAAAAAAAATTGTTTTTTATATCGTTTTGTAGTTGGAAATTTGCACAAATAAAAATATTTTGCTACACATATAACCACACATAAAAACAAATAAAAACAAATTGCAAAGATAAAACAGGGCAAAAAGAAAGCCCCACAAAATGCAGGGCTTAAACTTATTTTAAGTAGCTTTTTTTAGAGTTTCATTTCTTTAGTAATACTTACTATCAAATCAATTACAAAAGCTGTTAAAATCAAAAATAAAGCGATAATAATATTTAATATTTTTATAGGCTTAATTTTAGTTTATTTATTCTTTTTTGCCTCTCTTCTATTGGTAGTTCATCCCAATTTTTAGGCTTTATTATTCCATTAGTTGCAAAAACTAATTTTTCGTCCGCTTTTAGTTGTGTTTCTTTGTCTAGCCCTGACATCTCGTTTAATAGCATGAACATTTTAAGAAAGTTTGTTTCAGTCGTTTTCATTTGTTTATTGTTTAATTGTTAAAAGTTTAATTTTTTAATTTGTTTATATTCTACCGCATAGCCATTATTGACATATAATAATTGATAGCGGAACGCCTTTTTTGTTTGCCTCAACATAAATTTTTTTGCGGCTTGATAGCTTTTGAAATACTTAATTTCCCACATATTAAAATAGATTAAAAAGGGTTTGCAACTCGTTTTTGATTTGTTTAATTGTTTGTTTGTTTAATTGTTTAATTTACTTTTCTTAATTTGCTAATCAATAAAGGTTCATTTTCTTCACTTTGATTATCTGAGTTAAAATAGTAATCATTAAAAGTATTTATAATTTCCCGCCCGTACCTTGTTTGAAAGCCGTACGAATGTGTCGGGGGGTTAAATTGGCTTATTATAGGTTCGTTTTCTACTATCATAAGAAATAAAGCCCTTTTGTTTAT